ATATTTTCGCTACTGCGAATACTAAGGGTAAGGGTTCAGATGATGGTCGTTACATTGGCACGAACGTCTTGAACGAAGCATTCTTGGAACGATTCGCTGTTACGTTTGAACAGGATTATCCTAATGCTAAGATTGAACAAAAGATTATTGAGAATCTGATGGAAACCTACGAATGCAAAGACGTAGAGTTCGCAGAGACATTGGTTAAATGGGCTGACGCAATCCGTCGCACGTTTGCTGATGGTGGTGTGGATGAAACTATTACGACTCGTCGTATGATTCATATTGTTCGTGCGTTTGCAATCTTTAAGAAGCGTGAGAAAGCAGTAGAACTTTGCTGCAATCGATTTGATTCTGCAACAAAGACTGCGTTCATTGACCTATATGATAAAGTTGCAAATCCTGCACCTGAGGTTCCTGCAACACCTGAAGTTGCTATAACACCTGCAAGTGATGAAGTGCCATTTTAAACTTGCTTTGCATATTAAATCGTAGTATAATATTATTTGAAATTGAAAAAGGAAATTGATTATGTTGAAATTCGCTGACCTGAGTATGGCTCAAAAGAAATGTGTTGTTGCTTTGATTGAAGCCCAACCATCTCTAAAAAAGAATAGCAAGATCTCTTTGAAAGAAGTTGTTGCTATCACCCAAGATTTGGCTAAAAAGCGTAGTGCTGGTGCGCCAAAGATTGGATATCCTAACTGGTTGTTCAAGAGCAATAAACTTGAGCGTGGTTTGTATCAGTTGCCAGTTCCTACTGAAACTGAACTCTCTACTTACGCTAAAGATTTGAACAACAAACCTTCTTCTAAGAAGATTGTAAAGAACAAGAAAGTAGTTAAGGTAGCCAAGACTGCTTCTACTACTGATCTTTCTGAGACCACTCGTCTTGAAAAGATTATCAATGATTCTGTTGAAGTTGACCAAGATACGGAAGACTTCAATCAGATCTTACGTGAAAACGGCATTACTGTTTAATCACGTGTTTGAGTCAGAGGGGTCACTGCCATCTCCCCTCTGACCTTTTTTATTTTATGATGGTTCGTTAATTATGGAGTTTTCTCTTATTATGTCTAAACAACAAACGCTGTTGAAACACCTCTCAGCTGGTAAAGCATTTACTGCAAAGCAAATCAAAGCATCTTTTGGTATTGCTCACCCAGCTTCCTCAATCCGTAACCTACGTGAACAAGGTTACTGCGTATACGCAAACCCTGCTGTTGTTAATGGCGCAGAAGTAGTTAAGTATCGCATTGGTAAGCCAACTCGTGCTATGGTTGCTCTTGCTGCTGCAATCAAAGGTTCATCTGTATTCACTCGTACAGTATAATTAAGTGAGTTATAAATGGATATTCTTCGGAGTATCCATTTGTCGTTTCATTTGGAGAAATGTATGATTGAGATTATTTTAGGTATTACCTTCCTTATTATTATTGCTGTAGTTTGTAAAGGGATTTCCTGTATGAAAAACCATAGTGAAACATTGGAGGATTGATGTCAAAAGTAAAAATTCAAGATGCTCCATTTACTGGACAGTTTTCAAAGCAACAGATTCAAGATGCTATTAAAGAATCACAGAACGCCACTACTGGTGGTAGAAAATTTGATGGTGGTAAACTGCAATATGGTTTACTGCCACCACTCGCATTAAAAGCGACTGTAGAAATTCTAACATTTGGCGCAGAGAAATATGAGCCAGATAATTGGAAACATGTGCCTGATTCAAAACGTAGATACTTTGACGCAATGCAAAGACATCTTTGGGCATGGAAAGAGGAAGAGCAAAACGATCCCGAAACTGGCAAGAACCATTTGGCGCATGCAATGTGCTGCTTAATGTTTTTGTATGAGCATGATGTAAAGTATTCTAAGGAAACCAAATGACCATCGAACAATGGATTTATGCAGCAACAGCATGGGGAATTTTAATTGCTATTATATATGGTAAAACTGGGTATCAAAACGTATTCAATTGTTACAAAATGTGGACAACAAAAGAATACTGGACTAATTATAACACAGTCGAGTTTCTTTCTTGGGCTGCAAAGGCAATTATTATTATTCCAGGATTGATTTGGGGTATTCAACTTTGGTGGTTATATATCCTAACACTTGGTACAAGTCTTTCTTTAATTTGGGCGAGTAATAAGAAATTACTTCCAACCCTAGTAGGATTTAATACTATTTGGGCATGGATTAGTTGCATGGTTATTGTTCAACATTTAGTCAAATAAATTTGTCAAAAAGCCACTTTTAGGGTATAATGAATTATACATATTATTATACCAAACAAAAAGGAGTTAATAATGGAACATGTATATGTGCGTTGCCCAATGGATGGAACACAGAATCAAAAGTTTTGTGGTCTAGTTGAACACTATAAATCAAATGGAAATATTGATGAATGTCCACATCTCCAAGAGTGTAGTGAAATTAAAAATTATGTTATCAATGAAGAAGGAAAATTAAATGAAATTAAGTAAAGAAACTGTAGGTCTAATTAAGAACTTTGCTGGTATCAATAGCAATTTGCTTTTGAAGGCTGGTAATAAATTGGCCACTATCTCGGCTCAGAAAAACGTAATGGCTGATGCAGTTGTTACTGAAACTTTCCCAGACTTTGGTATCTATGACCTCAATGAGTTCCTCGGTGCCATGTCTTTGTTCGATGATCCAGAATTGACATTCAATGACAAGTGGGTTACTATTGAACAAGGTGGCAACAGTATTAAATACTTTGCAGCTGAAGCAAGCGTATTGACTGCTCCACAAAAAGCGATTACCTTCCCAGATCCAGAAATTGAATTTAATATGAGCGCAAATATGCTCAGCATGATTCAACGTACTGCTTCTGTATTGCGTGCTTCTGATGTATCTATCGTTGGTGATGGTTCAACTATGAGCGTAGTTGTTGGTGATAAAAAGAATGCCACTGGTAACTCATATAACTCTACTGTTGGTTCAAGTGACAAGAAATTCAAAGTTAATTTGAAAGTAGAAAACCTAAAAATGATTCCAGGTGATTATGCTGTTAGTGTTTCCAGTAAGAAGATCTCTCGCTTCAAAGGTGCTGGTGATTTGGTTTATTATGTAGCAGTTGAGGCAGATTCATCATTCGAGTTTTAATATGAAGAACATTATTGTTCTTGGTGGCGGAACAGCTGGGTTAATCTCTGCTATCACTTTAAAGAAAACTTTTCCCGATTATTCAATTAAAGTTATTGAATCCGATAACATTGGAATCATCGGTGTTGGAGAAGGATCAACTGAACATTGGAGACGATGGGTTGAATATTGTGGTTTAGACATTAGAAATTTAATTAGAGAAACTGATGCTGCATTAAAGAAAGGTATCAAATTTGAAAACTGGAATGGTGATGGTAAAAGTTATTTCCACTCACTTGGTGGATTATGGTATCCTTACAATCAACCAGTTAATGAAAATGAGTTTGTAAAATCTTTAATTATTTCAAATATTAAAACTGAAGATGTTTTAGTTGACACGAATTTAATTGATTCAAAATCTGGAATTTTTAGTGTCAATCAATTTCATTTTAATACATTCAAGTTAAATGTTTATTTACATAAGGTTTGTGAAGAACGTGGCATTGAAGTAACAAATGATACAATCTCCAATGTTACACTATCGCCTACTGGCGATGTTGCCTCTATTGTTGGAGAGAATGCTGAGTATTTTGCGGATTTCTTTATTGATAGTAGCGGATTTAAAAGGGTTATTGCTTCAGCAGTTGGAGCGAAGTTTATTTCCTATAAAAAATATCTTCCAATGAATCATGCATTAGCATTTCCAACTGATGATGTATCAGATCTTAAACCATACACACTATCTCGTGCCCTCTCTTCTGGATGGAATTGGAGAATATCTACACAGGGTAGGTACGGTAATGGTTATGTTTTCTGTGATGACTTTATTGACTCAACAAAAGCCCATGATGAAGTTCAATCATTTTATACTGAACAAGTTAATGTCGCCAAAGATATTAGATTTGAAGCTGGTCGTGTAGATAAATTTTGGATTAATAATGTAGTTTCTGTCGGTTTATCTGCATCATTTGTTGAACCTTTAGAAGCATCTAGTATCGGCAACTCAATATTGCAAGCATTTGGTATATGCGAAATGTTAGGGGACTGGGTTGAAGACAGATCAGTATGCAACAAATACAATGATACCTTTACTAAGTGTTTTGACAATATAGTTGATTTTGTTCAGTTACATTATATCACTAAACGTAAAGATACTTTGTTTTGGCAAACATTACCAGAGATGATGACGCAGACTGATTTTATTAAAGATCATCTTGAACATTTCAAACGAAATATGCCATCCCAGCATTATTTTTCTGGTTTCTATAATATGTTTAATGCACCAAATTGGGCTCAGGTAATGGCTGGTCTTGATTTGTATGAAAAAGAACATATGAAATATAATTTGATTAATACTCATGGTAAGGGTATAATTGAAAACCAGTTGACTGAATATGATAAGTATCTTTCTGAATTGGAAACTGAGTCGTGGATTGAACATAAAGTTTTACTATCCCAAAATAATATTGTAGTAAAAATTGACCGTAATTAAATAATGGAGTAAGTGATGATTGATTTTCGTGATGACCAATTTCTTTGGGTAGAAAAATATCGCCCACAGAAAATTGATGACTGTGTTCTTCCTGAATCTTTGAAAGAAACTTTTAAGCAATATGTAACTCAGGGTGAACTACCTCATTTCCTTCTTTCTGGAACTGCAGGGGTGGGCAAAACTACCATTGCCAAAGCACTCTGTAATGAGATTGGTGCTGAATATATTATGCTTAATGGTTCAGATACTGGGGGTCATATTGATACCCTTAGAACTCAGATCAAGGGATTTGCTTCAACAGTATCCCTAACTGATTCACCAAAGATAGTTATTATGGATGAGGCAGATTTTCTTCAGGCAAACTCTACTCAGCCAGCCTTGCGTGCATTTATTGAAGAGTTCTCCGCTAATTGTCGTTTCATCTTTACTTGTAATTTTAAGAATAAGATTTTAGAAGCGATTCATTCTCGTTGCGTTTGTATCGATTTTAAGATTGACGCAAAAGATAAACAAGTGATGTTAACTCAATTCTTTAAACGTGCAACGCAAATTCTTAAACAAGAGAATGTTGACTTTGATCAGAAAGTAGTTGCTGAACTAATTACTAAACACTTTCCAGATTATCGTAGAGTTTTAAACGAACTTCAGCGTTATAGTGTTTCAGGTAAGATTGATTCTGGTATTCTAGTTAATATGAGTCAGGAATCTTTCAAAGATCTAATTAAGATGATGAAAGAAAAAGATTTTACTAATGTGCGTAAATGGGTTGGTAAAAATTCTGATTCAGATACAGTTGCTCTGTTTCGTGAACTTTATGACACGTCAGTAACATATATGGTTCCAGAAAGTATTCCCTCATTGGTTTTGGTTCTTGCTGATTATCAATACAAAGCAGCATTCGTTGCTGATCATGAACTGAATATTATGGCAGCATTGACTGAGATTATGGCCAACTGTAAATTCAAGTGAGGCTGATATGACATTATATGATTATTTGATATGGATTGTTGTTTGGATTATGGGTGCTGTATATGGATGGTATGCTAGAGAACGTCATGCAAAAAGAACTATCGAGCGTTTTGTTACAGAGATAATGCCAAAGGTTGAAGAACAATCTGATTCCCGCATCCACGTTTCAATTGAAAAACATAATGGTGTATTTTATGTTTATGATAAAATACAAAATGAATTTATGGCTCAAGGTAAAACTCGTAGAGAGTTAGAAGATGCTCTTGCAAAAAGATATCCAAATAAATATTTTGCCGCAACAACAGAAGATCTAAGGGTACTCAATGAGTCCCTTTGATTTTTTAAATGCAATTAATTTTACCAAAGAAGATTTGTTTGAAAAGGATCCGCAAGCAGGTAAAGATTATAAACCTTTCATTATAAATAGAGGGTTATCGTATTTCCCCGATACCGTATTCTATGCTAACCAGATGAATCAACATGCTGGTTTAGATAAGGATATGCAGTTTTTCTTTTTCCTAAATATTATTTCGAGGAAAAAGAGATTTAGTAAGTGGTCTAAAAAAGACGCTGAAACGGAATCTCTTGAACTCGTTAAAGAGTATTATGGGTATTCAAGTGAGAAGGCGACAGAAGCATTAAAAGTGCTGTCCGAAGAGAACTTGATTATGATAAAAGAGAAACTATATAAAGGTGGAAAATCATGACTGTTGAAATGATTTATTACGACTGGACGCCAGAGTCCATGCTTGAAGTGGTTTTACCTGAGCCTGATAACTTTCTAAAGGTTCGTGAAACTTTGACTCGCATTGGGATTGCTTCTAGGAAAGAAAACAAATTATACCAATCTTGCCATATTTTGCATAAGCAAGGTAGGTACTTTATCGTGCACTTCAAAGAACTATTTGCTTTGGACGGTAAAGAATCGAATATCACTGCTGGTGATATTGAGCGCAGGAATGCTATTTCTGGTTTGCTACAGGATTGGGATCTGTTAAAGATCCTAAATAATACGCAGGCTGAGCAAAAAGCATCTCTGTCTCAAATTAAAGTTGTGTCCTTCAAAGAGAAAGACCAATGGGAATTAGTACCGAAATATAACATAGGAAAAAAATCAAAATGATTAAACTTGAACTTGAAATTAATGAAGTAAATTCTATTCTTGCCGTATTGGGTAAGCATCCTTTCGAGGAAGTTGTAGCATTGATCCAAAAGATCAAAGTACAAGGCGACCCACAAGCACAAGCAATCGCTGACGCTGAAGCTGCACAGGCACCAGAAACACCAGCTGTTTAATCAGGAGAAACTAAATGGCAGAACAAGTAAACCCAACAATCGAAGAAATTGAAGCAAAAGATGCTGCTGCTCGCGCAGAAGCTATTAAGGCTGCAGAAGAAAAAGCTGCTGCTGAACTTGCTGCTCACGTAGCTGCAGTTAAAGCTACTGAAGCTGAGGCTCTTGCTAAATCTGCCGAACAGTTTCCAGAATATCACGCTGATAAGTAATTCACCTTAGGACCGCTAAGTTACGAATCGTTGGTAAAGCTGTCAGTACGTTAAGCTGTCGCTGGAACCAGTAACCAGCATTTAATCGACATGCCTTCGGGGTGTCAAATTTATAACTCGCTTAATAGGAGAAACACCATGGGAAATTCATTTCCAAACATTGCATTATTTGGTCCAGGATTTAAGGACTTCGACAAATTCTTTGTCGGCTTTGAGGATCACGCAAAACAGTTACAGTCTTTGCATGCTGATCTAACTAAAAACATTCCAAACTACCCACCTTATAACATTCGCAAGAATGATGAGAACTCATACACAATCGAAATCGCAGTTGCTGGTTTCGGTGAGTCAGAGATCGATATTGAGATTGATGGTGGTAAGTTGATTGTTAAGGGTAATGTTGATGCAGCTACTGATGCACTAGAAGATAACTTCTTGTTCAAAGGTATTGCTACTCGTGCATTTACTCGTGCATTTGCTATCGATGATCATATCGAAGTTAAGAACGCAGAACTATTTAATGGTATGCTTAAAATCGCTTTGGAGCGTTTAGTTCCAGAAGAACAGAAGCCAAAGAAAGTTCCAGTAAAGACAACTGGCAAAAAAGAATTTTTGACTGAAGGAAATACAAATGACTAACATTCTAAAATCTATTAAGGGATTTGTTGTGGAAGTTATTGCGTGTATTCAAGAAGCAAAAAGAATTCAAGCACAGGAGTACACAAAATGGCACTCCTAAAATTGATTAGTAAATTATTTCCAAAACAACAATCATCTCTTGAACAATTTATCGTAAGTAAACGACCACTTAATGCTGCAGATGTAGAGCATTGGACTCGTAGATATTACGAAGGTCAAGCAAGGGGATTATAATGTGTAATTGGATTCCAATGACCGATGATGATTGGGATTGGGTTAATGGTAAAGTACCAGTAACTCCTAACCAAAAATAATCATAGCAAGTAGGGGGACTTTCGGGTTCCCCTAAATACTTGTTATGATGAAAGCAAAACTATCACCAAACCTCATATCCTTCTTTCTGGTTCGCAGAGGGAATTGGACATTGAAAGTTTCGGTGTACAAGAATAAGCAGATTCTAGTTTTAATGCAACACGTATATGATATGGATAAAATTATTATGGAATATTTCCAGAGTCAAGACGAAGCAGCAAATTTTATTGAACACATGATAGAGGAAGTATAATGATTAAAGTTTTTAAACTATTGAATGGTGAAGAGATTATCGCCAAGACTGAATTAACTGAATTTGGTTATACATTAAGCGATCCCGCTGCAATCGTAATTCAACAAACAGAAAAAGGTGTTGGTGTTGGACTTGCTCCATACATGCCTTACGCTGAAAGCGACATTATCCTTTACGCTACCGCAATCGCTACTGAAGGTATTCCAGCCCCAAACATGGCGAACGAATATAACCGAATCTTTGGCTCGGGTATCGAGGTCGTTTCCGCCAGTGCCCTGAGTGGTCTAAAGATCGTCTCTTAGGACGTGCCAAAACGATCGTAGAGACGTTTTTCGGCTCCCAATAGGGGTTTACCCACCCCTACCTCTCCGACCTCCCTACGGTCTCCTACGCCCTCTCTCGGGCTTTAAAATCCCTTTCTAAATCAATAACTTACGTATTCCCCTCAGGTTTGTAGGGGATAGTCAAATTTCGCTTTACTTTAATGCAATTATGGCGTATAATAGTTGTATAAATGATGAAAAAAGGAACTGAAATGAGCGTAATTTATAAGTCAAAATCTGAGTTGGCTAAAGAAACTGAAAAACAAATTAAAGCATTCCTCCGTAAAGGTGGTTCGATTGAAGTTGTTAAGTCTCGTAAAGCACCAAAACAAATGATGCGTTCGAAATCTTCACGTGGCTTTGTTCAAGGTACTTCTGGTTTTCCAGCTGGTGCTCCACGCAAATCTGCTTTCAGTTTAGTTTAATTTTTTAGGAGATCATAAATGTCTGAATTCAAATCTTGGGAAGAAATGTCTGCGTTGGAACAAGCCCAGTGCACTTACTCGGACTTTCATAAAGATGCTTATGGTTTCCGTCCACGCAATGATGTTAGCAATTGGACACTAGAGGATTTTGATCGTGAGTTCGCTGTGTTTGCTCGTGTATGTGAAGAGAATCGCATCCAAGAAGAAGCTGCAGAAGCTGAAGCAATTATTCGTTTCGAGGATCGTGTAACAAATCTTATGCACACTGGCACTAATCGTGCTCGTGTTATTGCTTGGCTCATGGATGCTGAGGGTGTTAATGGTGACTTTGAGTATTTCTGTTTTACGCAGGGTCTTCCTTATGGTTACTTCAAAGAAATGGAAGTAGCATGATTTTAGCAAGAGAACTTACAACTTGGGAAGATGGTATGGATTGTAACCATACATATATAATGAGCGAATCAATGGATAAGATTTTTGGTTATTTCAAAAAGAATAATCCTAAAGATTTTATGATGTTTAAAAATTTTATTCGCATTGATACAAGGTATCGTAAGTTTAAAGTTATTCAACGCAACTTAAATTTTGCTGGGCAGAAACCCTCTAATCGAACTTGGGAAATTAAAGGTAGCAAGGATCACGTATATACTGTTGAAGAAACAGAAAATGGTTTGAGTTGTAGCTGTATTGGTTTTAAATATCATGGTAAGTGTAAACATATCGAGAGTGTAAAATGAACATCAATAAATTTTTGGATAGTCTTGCGGCAAATGCTTCACGCAACTTTAAGAAAGAACAACTAGAAGCAAACAAAGATAATGAAACTCTCCGTGAAGTAATTCGTTTGGCTCTTGATCCATTTACTCAATTTTATATCCGTAAGATTCCAGCGTATACTCCACAGACAGAACAAACTAATGTTACGTTGAGGTTTGCATTGGATTCTTTATTTGATTTATCCAGTCGTCTAGTAACAGGAAATGCGGCAATTGCTCATCTTAAAGGTATGCTAGAAGTTCTAAGCCCAGATGACGCTAAGGTTATTGAAAGAATTATTCAAAAAGATTTGAAGTGTGGGGTTCAAGTATCAACAGCAAATGATGTATGGATGGGACTCGTTCCAGAATATCCATGCATGCTTTGCTCACCATTTGAACAGAAATTGGTTGATAAGATTAAATTCCCAGCCTATGCTCAAATGAAGATGGACGGTATGCGTTTCAATGCGATCGTTCGTGATGGTAAGTGTGAATTTAGGAGTAGAAATGGCAAAGAAATTTTATTACTTGGCAATTTGGAGCAAGAGTTTATTTCTCTTGCTGGTTCTGTTGATTGTGTTTTTGATGGTGAACTTTTGGTAATGGATGACGATAGTTGTCAGTTTATGGATCGTCAGACTGGTAATGGTATCCTCAACAAAGCAAACAAAGGAACTATATCAGCTGAAGATGCAGCAAAGGTTCATGCTTCTGTTTGGGATTTAATTCCTTATGTTCAATTTATTGACGGACATTGCGGAACTCCATATTCAAAAAGGTTCTCAACTCTTGAGGCGATTGTAAATAAACAACCAGCCAAAGATAAAAAGATTTGGGCTGTTACTTCAACCATTGTTGAAACGATTGAACAGGCTCAGGAGATTTTTCAAGATTATCTATCAAAGGGATATGAAGGTATTATTCTTAAAGATGGTAATGGTGTTTGGGAAGATAAACGTAGCAAGACTCAGATTAAATTCAAAGGCGAACTAGAATGTGATCTTAAGATCGTTGCAATTGAAGAAGGTACTGGTAAGTATGCAGGAATGCTGGGTAATATTGTTTGCGAATCAGCTGATGGTAAAATTAAAGTAAACGTAGGCTCTGGTTTTAATGATACACATCGCAAGAATTATGGTCAAGAAATAGTTGACAAAATCGTGGCAATCAAGTATAATAGTAGAATAAAGAATAAGTTGGGAGACGAGAGTTTGTTTCTTCCAATCTTTGTTGAAATTCGTGATGATAAAGATATCGCAGATAGTTCAAAGGACATAAAATGAAAGTAGCAATCAATACATGTTTCGGTGGGTTTGGTATTTCAAATGTAGCGTTTGAGAAATTGCTTGAGCGTAAGGGTATCGCATTCGATAAGGTGCCAGCAAAATGGCCAATTCGTGGTAACGACTCAGACTATTACAAAGCTGGTAGTCCACAATCTGATGCGACATATCTAAGTGAGTATGAATTCTATGAACAACGCAATGATCCAGATTTGATTGCAGTGATTGAAGAATTGGGTAAAGAAGCATGGGGTTTTGCAGCAGAACTAGCAATCGTTGATATTCCTGATGATGTCGAATGGCATATTCACGAGTACGATGGTCTTGAGCATGTAGCAGAAAATCATAGGACTTGGGGTTAATGATTGATGCTGTTATTCTTAGTGGTGGTCAAGATATGCCAAACGACTACCCTAAGATACAAAGATCGCTTGGTCCATACAGGGTTGCTTCTGCTTTAGAAAAAGCAGGATACACTACATGTGTAATTGATTATATTCAGTATCTTTCAGTAGAAGAAATTATCAATGCTTTGAAAAATGTTTTAACACCTAATACTTTATGGGTTGGTATTTCTTCTACTTTTTTCTACTCACCATTAGCAAAGAAGGTTGGTCTTTCTAGGATGTACCAAAATATATCTTATGAAAAAATTTCTAAAGTATATGAATTTATTAAAGCGAACAGTAATGCTAAGATTGTTTTTGGTGGAGCATATGCCCTTCAAGCACACGCTGATCCGATGATTGATTATTACATTGCTAGTTATGCTGATGTGACTGTTGTAGAATTAACTGATTTCCTTTCAGGTAAGAAAATATATCTTGAACATTCAACTGAGATTGATATTGGTGGAACTAAGTCTGTGTTGATTGATTCTGGTAAGTATAAAGAACCAGAAATGAATTCATTGGAAACCTTTTGGCATAAAAAAGAATACAACATATTACCAACCGAATCATTGCCTATTGAATTTGCTAGAGGGTGTATTTTTAAATGCAAGTTTTGTAACTATCCCCTTCTTGGTAAAAAGAAAGGTACATACATTAGAGATATGTCTCAGGTTCGTGATGAGATAATTAAAGTGTGGGAAGAGAATGGAACTG